TAATACCTTTAAAGATCTTACCAAAGAAATATTGTTTATTTAATAGTCTAGGAGGTACGGCTCCATAACCTAATACCTTACCTCCACGCATCTTACCCCAACTAAATGGGTTCCACCATTTTGATTTTGATTCTTCTTTTTTAGGTTTATTTAAATGATCTTCGTAAGTCTTAAACCCACCAGAACCAGGAGCCCAAGGACCTATCTGTGTAGTTTCAGATTTCTTTGCTTCCTGCCTCTTTTTAGCAGCAGATCTACCCATCTGTTGCTTAGGTTTATCATCTTCTTTTTTCTTATTAGGGAACCAATCTAGAAAATCCCACCACTGATTCTTAGGTTCTTCAGTAGGAGTAATAGATGATATTATATTACTTTTACTTTTATTTGCCTCCTGCCTCTTTTTAGCAGCAGATCTACCCATCTGCCGTTTATTAGGATCAGGTGCTGCATACTTAGTTTCTTGTTTTGTAACCTCACCAGTTTCATTATCTTTCCAACCTACAATTCTTCCACGCTTATTATAAATTGGTGTTTTACCTTCAAGTTCTGCTCGTTTTCTAGCATTGACACCAGAAGTAGCACCTTTGATTTTCTCTTTCTCTTGCTCAGATAATTCTTTAGGGGCATTCTGACCAGTCTCAGTCTTTCCTTTGGGAATAGCACTATCACCAAAGAAAGCAGATGCAATTAACTTAGCTTTTGGCCAAATATTAAGTGGATTAGCTAACCATATAGGATTTGGGATCTCCATTCCTGGTAGACCCATCAACATCCATTTACTTATCCAATCTCGTCTCGGAACCCATTTTGGAAGTTCAGGAATCTTCCATTTAGGCAATCCCTCATATAACCTGACAAATCCTTTTTTAACCCAGTTAATTAAATTACCAACTTGATTAAATACGTTTTTAATATCTTGTTTTAATCTATCACCAACTGCTTTTATTCCACCACCACTAAACATGGTGTACATCAAATCACCGACATACTCACCAACGAGCATACCAACTAAACTACCTACACCTGGTATAGGAATAAGAGTTCCTAATGCACCACCAATAGCACTACCACCACCTTTCCATAATGCCTGATCTAATGGTTCTCCCATCATTAGAGAGAATAGAGTAGTTAAAGCAGCACCAAAGAACGGTATTCTTCCAAATACATTCTTAAATACACCCTTAACACCCTTTAATGCTTTAGGTCCTAAGAACTTAAGATTAGTTCTCTTAAGCATCTTCCCTAATCCAGGTTTAGCACCAGGTTTTATTATCTTTCCTTTAGGAGCACCTTTTGGTGATAATCCACTTGTAGGTTTAGGTGGTTTAAATGCTTGGGGATTCTTACGTGCAGCTCTTGTTACTCTCTTAAGTGCTTCACTTTCCGACATACCCATACGTCGGTATTGATCAAATAATCTATTTCCGTTCTTACCAAACCTTCGATTAATCGAACTACTAGTCTTAGTCCACCTTGGATTTTTACCTGGTCTTGAGTTTCTACCTTGATTCGGTCCTTTATTTGTTCCTCTCTGTGGTTTATCCCTATACCAATCCCATCCTAATAAGCTTAGAATAGCATCCATTAATCCAAATGGATTTAATAACGCCCCTAATCCAACAATTCCAAGTATAAGCTCTCCTAAACCCTTTAATCTCTCTCCAAGAGTACTACCAGTTCCAAATAAATTGGCAAACCCATCCATTATATTACCAATTCTTCCCATGAAGAATCCACTAATCTTTGACCAGACTACATGGAGTTTATGTAAAAATAATTCTACTTTATCTTTATTAGCAGGGTCTGCTAACCATTTCAGACCCTCGTACATAGCAAGTTTACCACCCAGTCCAATTAACCAGGATCCTACTATCTTAAGGAAACTTGCAAAAGGAGTAATTATCTTATCAAAGAACTGTTCAGCAAACCCCTTCTTTTGTTTTTTTACCGCCCCTTTCCACTTTATGCCCTTTCCCATCAGGGCATTTTTACGTTCTAATTCATCCTCAGCAGCTTGGTCTTGTTCTCTCTTTAACCTTCTGCGTTCTGCTTTTTCTTGTAATCTTTCAACTCGATCTGTTGCCTTAGCAATAGATCCCATATCACCAACAATCTGAGTAATACCATTAAGAGTACTACCTAAACGGTTAATGCCTAAAATTGCTGTGCGTCCAGCATTGTGCTTCAGACCCTTACTAGTGCCTGCACCTCCTGGATTAATAAATTTATACAGCTGCAATTTAGCCATTAGCCGCGTTCTGCTCCTTCATTCTACGCTCCTCTTCCTTAAGAAATTCGGTTAAGAGATTAATATAAACCTCTTTTTCCCAAGGCATAAGATTATCGATGTACTCAATATTCCACTTATGATGATGTATCAAAGCAAAATTAGTATCATAATAATTCTTCAAGGTGTTATGAAGAAGGGCTATCCGAAAAAAGCCGCTAATCCTTCAAGAACAACATCAGACTCTACTTTAGTTTTAGGATTAGTTACCTTAACTGTATGCTGAAGTTTAGGCATAGTTTCAAAGAAATCCTGAATTTTCTTAAATTGCTCAGAAGTCATCTGATCTAAGAAATCAAGTATTTCCTGTTTTGGTAAATCCTGTGCATCATAAACTTGTTCTGGATCAGCAATAGATGCTATACAACTAGCTGCCATATCAAATACCTGATCAACACCAGGTGTTTCATCAGGAACAAAGTTCATCTTTACAAAGGTTTCTAAAGTAGGATAGTTCATTGTAAGAACTACTTCATCACTAATTTTAATTTCATTAGTATGTCCTTTGGTTCTCTTAATTTTAATAGTATTCAAAGGAATCTTCACATTTGTCTCAGTTTCTTCATCATCAGGACAAAGCACCGTAACATCTACAGATTCACCAACGGATTTCGTGCGGATTTGTAGGAAAATAAATTCAATGTCAAATGTCGAAAGATTTTCAGAGTCTTGTATATCAGTACAAGCACTAATAATATCCTTAATCGCAGAAACCATACTATTTTGGTCTCCAGTTTCTGTTGCAACTAGAAGAATTTTTTCTTCTTTTACTAGAAACGGTCTGAAATTGACTGTTCTGCCATCAGAAGGCAGTTTCGTCTTAAATTTCGGTGTGTTTAATGTAGGTAATACCATAGTACATTCAATTCAGTATTAATATTTATGGTCTATCCGTAAGAGATATATCGAGAATCTGGTTCTAACAGATTCAACGTAGTCCTCCTATCTGGATTAGTAGGAACAAGGGTTCCAACATTTCCATCTTGTATATCTAGCTCATTTTTACCATAAAATCTATACCTAGAGTAATAAAAACCAACTGTAACAGTCATTACTCTCGATTCCATATTATTCAACTGTACCGATCCAATATTATATGGAAAAACCTCTCTTAATTCCCAACAAGCTGTTACACGATGCTTTCTATAATTATCTGGAGTTACTCTAGCATTAGTATCTTGCTGGCTAAGAGCACCATTATCATTATATTGATGAACACTATTTCCACCACCTCGTTCCCATTTTATAATTCTTACATATGGTGCAACAATATCATCATAATAATCTGTATATTGATCTGCATCATTTCTCATCAATGCTATCCATCTTTCAAATAACATTCGTGTATATTGATTCTGTGGCATTTTAAAAGTCATATTAATCTGACTAAATGCACTTCCAGTTGGATACTTATAAGATGCACCCTGAGTAACAATCTGTCCTGTAGATACTTGTTTACTTGGTAGGTTTACAGTATCACAATAATAATCTAATAATAGGTTAGTATATCTTTGCTGATTACCAAACCCCCAGTTTGGAAGTTGATTAAATCTTGTAGGAGTAGTAAAGTGAATAGAATAAAGATTTGTTAATGCAGGAGAATTTGCTTGCTTTCTAAAAAATGACGAAAACTCTTGTAATGATGAATGACGACCTTCACCCCAATTAGGTACACCAGGATCAGGTGTTGAATTGCCATAAACAGCACCAACAATTTGATTTATTGCTGAGAAAATACTTGCAAACATTATACTTTAAGTTCCTTTTCCGTGATTAACATAAACTCCCATCCATAATCTTTACAAAATTCCTCTGCTGCTTTCCATTTAGCTTTATTTACACTATAGGTAACAACCTCAGTAACATAACGCTTAGTTATTTTCTTCTGAGTTCTAGGTTCTTTTGTTTGTCTAGTAGGTTTCACTTCAACCATATATTTTTTATTACCAACTTTTACATAAAAGTCTGGATAATACTTATGGCGTTTCCCATCAACAGGGGATATATAAGGTATAGCAATCTCTTCACTTCCCCATTCAACGACTGAAGGGGTATTATCACACCACTGCATGAATTTATATTCCCAAGATGATCGGTAAACTATGTTCCGATAATCACCTTTATACTTCTTTGGAAGCCTCGGAATATATTTTCCTTGCTTATAACGCATAAATACATAGAGATCACGATATTATTTAGGTAGAAATTGTCAATCTTTAAATACCCATTACGACCACCAGCATCAAGGTCGCAAGCAGGTACTCGAATAGCAGATTCCCCAACAGAAGCTACCGATTACCTAATGCTTCGTCGTGAGAGATTTTCATATAATGATAAGGATGTTCCTAATTTCTACAAAAGAAATAGTCCAGGTAACCAACAAAAAGTTTTACAACATCCAGATAGATGCTATATTGCAGTACCTCCACAAATTGCAACACAATATAGTCCTGCATATAGAAGAGCAGATATTGGTGTAGGTGGTATTGCTGCACTAGGAATGATGAAATCAGCAGATTTCGGTGAAATGTCTGAAAAATTGCAAGATGCAGCACATTCAGCATTACCCGAATTCTCAACATCTGCAGTTTTGCAAATGATCAATGGATTTAACCAATTCGTTGGATTACAAGGACAATTAGATATTAATACAGTTAGACAATTACAAAGTGGTCAGGTTTTTAACCCATATTCAGAACAAATGTTCCAAGGTATGAGTTTTAGAACACATAACTTTGCATTTAAGTTCTATGCTAAGAATTTAAGTGAATCAAATGAAATATGGAATATAATCAATTATATTAAAATTGGTTCATTACCTAGAATTAGAAGTGGTGAGTTTGTAACCAAATATATCAACGATAAGCAAAAATTCAAAGTTCCTGGTGGTGAAAAGGATAGAGAAAAGAAACATAAGAATATATGGGACAAAGATTTCTTCAAAGGTATGAAGGGAACTACTAATTATGCAGGATCAAACAGATTCTTCGAGGTTCCCGATAGATTCCAATTACGTTTTGTCCGTTTTGGTACTAATAATGATACTGCATCAGGTTCTGGTAATATAAACGAAACTAGCAGAAGGGATTTAATGTTTAAGATATATCCATCTGTTTGTACAGGTATTAATATTAACTATACACCCGATAACCAATATCAAGCATTTAAATACTTACCAAATGCTGGTATTGATAATCCAGCTATTGTTATGACAGTTACATTTACTGAAACTAGACTGATAACTCAATCAGACGCAGCAGCAGGTTACTAATGGCATATTTTTCACAATTACCAAATATTTACGTTGGAGAAGGAATTACAGATGATGAATCTTTCAAATATCGTCTTGTAAAGAACTTATTCAGAAGAACTATAACAAGGGTAGATATGGATAAGTACATTACCTTGTTAGAACCATATCATATAGGTGATCATGAAACTCCTCCATTAATCGCTCATGCAATGTATGGTGATATTAACCTAGATTGGATTATTTTACTAACTAACAATATTACTGATGTTTACAGTCAATGGCCAAAAAACGTAAATGAACTACAGTCCTTTGTCGCAGCAAATTACGATAATCCTGATGGTATTCACCATTATGAAACAAATGAAATTTTATATAATGACGAAATTTTCATCCAAAAGGGAATTCAAGTAAATAGCAATTTTAACGCAATTTTGCCAGATGGAACAACTAAGTCATCAGAAGAATCTGTCTATCCAGTGACAAATTACGAATATGAAGATTATGAAAATGAATTGAAAAGACAGATAAAACTACCAACTCCACCAATAGTGGAAATGATCGATAATGAATTTGAAGAGTTAGTCGCGTACGAAACAAATAATGAGATAGATCGTGAAGGCAATAAAAAAACACTACTTAATAGTAGTGCTAGATTCTTAGATAGTTCTGGATCTGCTACAGGTAGTGTTGTAGTCACAGACAATGTAGGAACAGTGACTTCATATGATAACGGACCTGGATCTCAAACTACTACAGTAACTTAAAAAATCTAAAGGGGCAAAAAATTTGCCGAGTTTTTTTGGCGGTTTCCTGGGAATAAAAAGTCGAATTATATATGGGTCTACCTTCTTACAACAGCAGGTACATCACCATCACCATCATCTTCATCATCATCCCAAGGATCAGGACTAAGTTCTTGTATCCTTTTTCTTAAAGCCTTATCTAATAGTCTATCAGTAAACTTATCATCAGGAGTGAATTTAATATCCACTGTTCCTGCTTCATCAATTTCTGGTTTAAACTTTACTACGAGTAATTCATCACCATCTTTAACCTCATCCAATTCTGGATGAATAGTTTGCCTTCTTCTTGGGACTGGTTTACTCATTATCTTATTAATCTCAATGAGATTTCTAACAATTAATGTAACAGCAGTCCCACCAAGTACAAGCATTAAAACAGGTAATAACACGTAGAGAAATGCCATATTAATGGGGATTGTATTTTTGAATGACAGAATAAACTATTACTAAACATATCAAAGCGATACAAATGATCGGTAATACTAAATGCATAATTAAATTCGGGGAATTTTGTTTACTAAAGGTAAAATATCTGACTCAACCTTATCTATAATGTCATCAACGACATTAACATCAAGATCCATAAATGGTGGGATAATTCCTAGTATTCTAAGAAGACCATCAAGGAACAAAGCAAGACAAGTAAAACCGAGAATCATACTAATGATAGTAGCATCTCGGTTATGTTTTCTCATAGATTCTTCATCGATTGCACGTGCCTCAGCGAGAGCATCAGCAATCATAACATCTACTTCTTTCTTTGTATAAAAATCTCCTAAGATGGGAATGTCATGCTTGTCCATGATTATCCCCCATCAAGATCGCATCCAATAACGGATCCAGTTACAATTCCTAGAGGGATTGCCCACCATCTTCCATCTCCTCTTGATAATGCAGCACCAGCACCTGCTCCAGCAATTCCACCAAGAACTGCTCCATCTGAGCAATCATTAGTATCTTCTACAACAGTAACTTGTCTGCGGTATGTTGGTCTATCAGAAGTTCTTCTTTGCCAAGGCTCACATGGCACTTCAATCTGTTCAGACCAACTCTTAACGTAACCAGGATTATCTTGTGTGCCTGGTACATATTCTTCTCTGTACTCAGTCTTAACACAGGTTCTAGTGGAAGAGTATCCTGGTTGATACTCATCTGCGTTCACTGGAAGTGAACCTAATAATAATGCAGCAGCGAGTGCAACTTTCATGAATCTCCTTTTGATATGTTTATATTATAGCACAAAGGGGAAGTCTTGCAACCTCCCCTTGTGACAGTTTATAATCAGTCCTCTTCTGCTAGTTTAGCGAAGTAGGACAGAGTATCTTCTTCAGATTCTACAGGAGAAGCAGCGACTGCTTTTTGACGGAACTCAGAGACTTCTTGTCCCCAATTTCCTCTTCCTTCACTCTCATCTTCTAACTCTGGATCAACTGGTGTTGGTGCAGAGGGTCTTCCAAGAACAAGTGTCAAACGTGCTTTTAATTGCTCGTAAGACTTAAAGTTCTTAGCAGCTTCAAACTCAGCGAGTGAATAACATCCTTTCCATATGGACTCTAATTTATCATCATCAAATCCACCTAGAGTGCTGGTACCAGCAAACTCAGACTTATCATAGTTCCAGTAACCGTCTAGTTTGCGGATCTTAAGTTTAAAATCTGCACCCTTCCATAGGTCGAATGGATCGATGGGAGTCTCGTCAGCAAAAGCAGGTTGCATAGCTTCAACAAGTTTGTCAAAGATCTTTTTACCATACTTATATAAGAAGACTCTTCCTTCGTTCTCTGGGTGTGCAGGATCAGACACAACATAGATGTTAGAGTAGTAAGAAAGCTTACGCTTCTGTGCTCTAGCAACTGACTTGTCCTCATCTCTACCACTGTTCCAGAGTTCTCTGTTCAGTTCTCCAACGGGATCATCCTTACCTAATGTAGTAAGAGAGTTCTCGATGTACCACTGACCTCCTGGCCCTTTAAAGGCATGACTCCAGACCTTTGCCCAAGGCATTTCTTCGCCATCGGGTGCTGGTAGGAACCTAATAACAGCAAAACCATTACCTGATTTATCAAGTTCTGGTTTCCATAAACGCTCATCAGCACCTGTCTGTTGAGGTTGATTTAATTTTTCTATCTCTTGTGTTAGTCTAGCAAGTGAGTTACCACCACTAGCCTTCTTTAAAGAAGCAAAAGACATAATCGTATTCTCCGTATTGAGTGTATTAATGCTACTGTGTAATCGTAGCATACTATTTATAAGATGTCAAGCAGAACGTTCTGCGTTCTCTAAGGTCTTTATCATGGCATCCATACATGCTGTAAGGTCAGCAAATCCAAATGCCTGTGACATGGCATTGATCCTCATCTTCATGTCTGCTGCCTCAGCATCCTCCTTAGCTGCAAGACATAATCTAAAGAAAAAAGTCTTCTGTTTATCCACTAACCCTTTACACCTATCAATGTGATCTAATCGTGTCTCTCTATCCATAGCAGACAGTTGAGAAGTTACAGATGCTATCTCATGATAGGTTTGAAAAATATCTTGTAAGTTTTCTTGTACTTGTTCCGATTGGAAAAAACTCATAGTTTATTACCTATTGTACTTAATATGCTATTCCTATAAACATCACAATCTAATTTAATGAATGGAAGATACTTAATGATTTTCATTCTAATATCTTTCCAGATAGGATCTGTTAATACCTTATCAAAATCTGAAACAAAGTCAAGACATGCTTCAAAAACAACAAGAGTTTCTAATGATATCTCATCAGCAAGATAGTGTCTTAATAGTTTAGGATGTTGTCCATCCTTTACTGTAAAGATATCATCAAATGCTAATTGATAAGGTGCTGTGTAATCATCCAACAGCAAGTGAACATCCTGTTTGAATTTATATGAAAATGATTCTTGATGTATCTTCCATTGAGTGTAGATATCATCACTGAATGATCTTAAATATCCTTTTGGATTGGATATAAAATTAGACACAAAATAATTTAAGATCTCATCATCAGGATACTTTACTGCCAACTTCTTAAAAAAATAACGGTCTCGTCTTTCTTCAAATGATTTTTCATTTGCTCGGACTTTACCGTTATACTTTATGTAATCATAATTTTGTTTAGTGAAGTGTTGTTTGAGAGCAAGATAAGTTTTATACACTTCAAACCCAGTCACAATGGCAAGACTCCTTTAGACGAGACTTTCATATAATTTAAACGTTGTGCCTCATGTCGCAGTCGTTCCTTTAATGGTTTGTTTAATAACTTTGGAACAGTTTCTATCTCTACTTCATTCTCCTGACAGTAAGTTACTACTGCTTCGATGTATGAGATAAGACCGTTGCTTTTTTTAACTAACCTTTCGATCTCTTGCGAGAACTTCGTAGGGGTTAAAAAATTTTCATCTAATGCTTTATCTTTAGGCATTATTTCTTCCCCTAACAAATTCTTCAATGTAGGACTTGAGTAATTGTAAATAGTCATCAAGATTGTACTTCTGAAATACTTGAA